TCATCTCTATGTTCTATAAAGACTTGTGGCTCTGCATCGTCTACAGATATGATTGTTACTAATTGTGTGATAGGAACACCAGTTCTCTCTTCCCATGCAATAGCATAAAAGCATTCTTGCATAAAATAAGAGTGGCACCATTCATATTTCTTTGTCTTCTTACTTGTCTTATAATCTATTATACTTAATTTACCATCAAACTCTGCCACTAAATCGACTCTTCCAGCCACTCCTAAATGGTCAGAATATAATGGTAACTCTTGTCCATAGACTACTCCTATTCTTGTATCTAATATATTTTTAATTCTATTGAAGTCATGTTCGATATTGGGCATGACATCTCTGTTATAATCAGGGTCATTATTCACATACAATTCACACATAGCATGAACTGCCGTACCACGATTTGCAGCAACTCTTGATATTTTATTTGCTTCCTCATGTCCAACACGGTCTCTCCAAGCTTGGATAGCTTCTTTGCTTAGGTTACTAAGTAACGTTGTTATGGAAGGATAATATACAGTCTTGACATCAGTTTTCTCTATAACATATTTTCTACCACCTTTACTGATGGTTGCTAAATCTTTATATCCTAAGTCAACTGGTTTATGTGTGAACATATTATTCTTTAATTTTATTATAAATCATTCTACGACCTTTTGTTCCTTTATACATTTGGCTTCTACGACCTGCCGCTTTATGAATATCTTTCATTTTATCTTTAAATTCATCTGTCGTTTTTGAATGAACATCACCTGTTGTTGATACAACTTCTGCCATCGAATAAAATACTTGTTCGCAGTCATGTTCTTTATAATAACCCTCAAGCTTTTTCCAGCTCATGGTATCATCCCATTCTTTACCTGTCTTATTGCTTCTGAATGTATAGGTTGGCATCTCTATTCCTTATGACTATACTTTTCCACCATTTATATAACCACATAACTTTTTGTGGATGATGTTCAGGGTCAGGTAATTCATCTTTAAAATACTCCATGAACTCTTTTAGTTCTTCGTCGTTCAAAATTCACTTGCTAATTCTACAAGCATCTTCATTCTATTCTCTATTAAATAGTTTAGAACATTACTTTTATTTGGATATTTATATTCCTTATATTCAGTAACTGCTTTGTCTTGAATAGCTTGCGGTGTTCTTTCTAAATCAATCATCTCACGATTACGCATATAATTTCTAAATGCTTCTTCAGGCATAGTATCTTTTAAATTCTCTCTACCTTTCCACCATTCATTTATTTTTTTCTTAGTCATAGGACTTTGTCTAATATGGTCAACAAAACAATTGTCAGAACTCAAAACATTTGGAACACCATCGGATGAATCACCTTTCATTATATGGTCGAATAAGTATTTAGTTGGTGCTGGGTCATATACCATTTTATCAAATAGCGGTGACCATTGCTGGACAAGACCATATTTTTGTAATTGAATAAAGTCTTTGTCGGCCGATATAATAGTAATCGGTCCATGTAGTACTGCGTTAGCTTGATGTTTTACTAGAGCACCGATAATGTCATCTGCTTCTGCCTTGTCTATTTTAATAACAGCATAAGGAAAGTTCTCACGTATATCAGTTAATGTCTCATCAATTAAATCCCAAATCATTGGCCAATCATGTTTATCTTTTGCTCTTGCCGAAGCACGATTAGCTTTATATTCTGGATAGACATCTTTACGCCAAGATTTACTATCACAACATATAATCATTTTATTATATTCAGTCTCGGGATATTTCTTTCTATACATCCGAAGGTTATTAAGAATTATATGCTTAACTAAGTTTTCGCTAAGCTCTTCACCTCGTCCTAATTGGCCCATGATAGAACCAATTGCTAAACCATTAAAATCTACTAATACCATATTTACCTCTATTCATAATATACTTCTATTATATCATAGTTTACTTGGATGTACATAGTTTTCTGCTAATTTTTTTACTGAACCATATCCAATCTTAATAGCTATAATACCATTATAGTTTTTCTCATTCAATAGAACATCCTCATCAAACTGTATTTTAGCTTCCATATAATTTGTTTCACCACGAGTTTTGCATAGACAAAGTATCTCTCGTTTGAAATTCTCTTTACCTAGTTTCTCTATGTCTTCGGTTAGCCTATTACTTGACCCCCAATATTCTTGCCAGTCAGTTTCCTTTGTAACCTTACGTTTTCTTTTGAAACCTACGAGGGGCTTAAGCTTTCGTATTGTCCTGAAATACTTACGTCCGACATAGTCATATCCGGTGACCAAGTTGGTAATGCGATACACAAAACCATAAAAGTCGCCAATATCATCAGAAGTAAATTGTCGTTCATTATACGTCCAATCTATTGTCGTCATATTCGTCTGCATCAAATCCTCCCCTTTGGGCCCATTCTAAATTTGACCCACAAAATGGACAATTTGTAACTGGCGTATCCAACTCAATTGACTCAGTAGCAAATCCCATTTCATCTTGAATCATAACTTCAAATGGTTCGCTATTACATTCTTGACATATCATAATCTTAAATCTCCTAAACTAATATGAGTCATCATCATCTCATATCCACCAATCATCTTGCCATCAATTTCTATTTGTGGGAATGTCCTTGCATTTGGAACTGCCTTAAAAAAATCTTCAGGTGTCCAAGGGCTGAACTCATCTTCAATATTTCTCTCTTCATAACTAATTCCTTTATGTAAGAGGTATGCTTTTGCTCTATCGCAAATAGCACAATTGTTCTTACTCCATATAACTGCTTTCATAAACTTAATCCCTCGAATGATTTTCTATTGACATCTTGTCTGACTCCACCGACGACGTAAGATGTTATTTCTGTTTCTTGTGGAGCAACTTGTACTGCTCCGCCACTTATCCATTTCTCTGTCCATGGAAGTGGGTTATGTAAATGTGTATGGAATGGTACAGGATAATTAAGACTCTTAATTCTCTTTGCTCCAATCCAACGTACATATTCTTTTAAAAGGTCTGAGTTTAATCCAATCATTGAACCATTACCAAATAGGTAATCACACCATTCCTCTTCTTGTATTAATGCATCTTCAAAGAGTTTCATTACTTCATCATTAGTCTCATCTTTAATCTTTGCATATTCTTTGTCATCTTTAATAAGAGTTCGTATAATATTTAACGATGCTGCAAGATGTAAATTCTCATCCCTTGCAATTAATTTAATAATTTTTGCATTTCCTTCCATTTGTTTTAATTCTGCGAATGCCCATGAGCATGCAAAGCTCACATAAAATCTTATGCCTTCCAAAATATATATACTAATCAAACAGAGATACAATAGCTTTTTATGCTTAGAGCTACCGTGAGGACCTCTATAATTGATGAGGTTGTCATAATGTTCTGATATTGCATTACCACACTCGCTGATTTGTGGGATAGATGTTATCTCATCGAATACTTTTGAGGGGTTAGGATAGACATTTCGTATGACATGCGTGTAGCTTCTAGAGTGAATAGTCTCAAAAAATGCCCATGTTTCAATTAGTAATTCTAATTCTGGATTACTTGCGATAGGAAGTAAAGCAAGGTCAGGGCTTCTGCCTTGTACTGAGTCTAATAAGATTTGTCTTTTAAGATTGGATGTGAAGATGTGTTGCTCATTCTTTGTTAACTTACCAAAGTCTATCTTATCTTTTGTGACATCAATCTCATCTGGTGTCCAATAGAATGACAACATTTTTTCATAAAGCTTTTGTAACTGTGGATATTTAACTACATCGTATCGTGCTATGTCCACACCTTGGTCAAAGAATAAATCTTTTTCCATATGTCCTTTTGTGTTTATCTTAAATACACTTTTTTTCATGTCTTGGGTTCATTCTCTTTAATCCATGTTTTTAATTCTTCAACTTCTTTAATATACTTTGCTCTCATAACCATATAACCTTCATCACCTGTTCTAACATATTCTTTATTACATATATTAATATTATTAATATAATTCCTAATGGTATCTTGGTATGGCTCTCTAAACTGTAAAACTTTCCCCACAGCCACACCTTGCCCTTTCCTTTGGATTATAAAATTCAAAGCCTTCATTAAGACCTTTTTTCTTATGGTCTATCTCTGCGCCTTCTACATATACTTGGCTTTTCTTATCAATAACTACAGGTATACCTCTAACCATAAACTCATCATCAAGATCAGTATTCATTATATTATATTCTAAGTGGTATGCCATGCCTGAACAGCCTGTGCCCTTTACTAATACTCTGAGTTTCATACTACCTGTGATTAAGGTATTTAATTTTTCAACGGCTTTGTCGGTTAGGGTTATCATAGTATTATGTATATAAAAAAAAGACCGGAGTATTGGGTGATAAGGAACTCCGGAGAAAACCTCAACTAGCTGACTCTACGCCGCTAGTAAATAATCGCTATTGCCGATTAAATTTTCATTTTAAAGTCTTTGTTGACTGACGAGTTTTGGGCGGATCTGCTACCTAATCGAAGCTTTGTCTCCCCCATCAAATATATTTTCTATTTAATATATTTGACATATTACCAAAAATACATTTGGTGGAGGAGGCGGGAGTTGCACCCACGTGTTAAGTGC